TGATTCCGGCATATCCATAACTAATGCTGCTTTTGACATATCAGTGCACCTCTTCTCTACGGTTCTAATCCGTCTTATTACTTCGATAAAACTTGTCAGTCGCATCAAACATTGCATTTCTAGCATCTTCAAAACCTTTTACATATGCTCTCATTTCTGTGAGGTTCATTGCTTCATCCGGTTGTATCATTGTTTCGTCAAAACTATTTAAAATTGCTTCTTTATCTTCTCTTGTCACTTTACTCCACCGCCTTCCACGATCTCGATTGCTTTGCCAAATGCTTCAAATCTTCCCTGGCTTCTCCCGTCATCGTAGATTTGTTCGCCGTCTCCGCATCCGTCCTCGTCGCAATCATCTGGTCTGTCCTGCTCTGCTTTCTTTAATTTTCCCAACTGCTCCACAACCTTGTCTACATCATAAGCCGTCGGATATTCTTCTAGTAAATACAATACTGCATTTGTATTTACTAAAGTTCCATTGCTTAAAGTAACCGATTTTAAATCTTTCTTTAGTGCATCCGCATCAATCAGTCTCATCGTTTGCCCTCCTGTTCCAATCTGTAGTTGCTTTCGTTCGCTCGTCTTTCCCTGTTCTGATGCCTCCGTCCTGATCCATGTACATCTCACATTCATAGCTTTTTGGAAGTTCTGTTCCGCATTTCATACATTTGATTTTGAACATTACCACAACAGCCGAATGTGATGACTTATTTGTAATGGTTAAGAACATTGCGTTTCCGCCGCAGAACGGACATGGCTTCAATTTTTCGTTCATTCTTCATCCTCCCAATCTAATTTCTGACCACAGCCACTGCAATATAACCCAACATTATACTTGTTTCTTAAATCTCCCTTCTCGTAACAAACAGGACAATAATAGTGATGCATTCCTCTATTGTATCCTTTCTTTATCTTTTCTCTTATTCCTTTCCTTGCCGTCTGCTTCTCCACCGCTACCCGGCATTCTTCCGGTGTGCCGATCGCCTTATATTCTTCCCACACCTTAGCATCCTCGTTTGTTAAAAGGCAAAATCCCTCATGCTTCTCCCCTTCAAACACCGTTTCGATAAAGTGGTGCATCAAAAGCGGAATATCTACGTTGGCATGATAACGTTCTTTTAAGTCTTTTTCGATTTTCCGGTATTTCTGTACCTCTTCCAGTGCGTTTATTGCCATTGCATAAGCATTTTCAAATGATTTTCCCCATGATGTATCACACGGAATCGCTTTTCCAAGTTCGTTACAATCATATTTTAATTCTTCAATTGCTTCATTCTCCGTCATAACTACACCTCCAACAGTTCCGGATTGTCAAACTTGTTACCGACAACCTCATAATCAAAACCACTCATAGAAATATCATCTGTGCACTCATCAAGTGTCATTGGGAAATTGCAGCCCAGAGCTCTCACATCGAATCTTGCCTTGCACTCATTCCACAGAACCAAACATCTGTAAAAAGCCACTCCACGCTTAATACTGCCATTTACAATATCATTCTCCCAAATCAGATTGCCATTCTTATCTTTAAGTCCGGTGCACTGACAGATTGTAGATGGGTTCACCTGCGCGGCATCCAAATCGTGAGGAGTACCATCTTCATTCGTTCCAAGTACATAACCGATAAAATATTTAGAGTAGTCCTTCTCGTCTACAATCAGATACCCTTCCACCCATTCGCCGTTATCAGTTCGTTTTGCTTTGCATAAATATCTATCTTCCATCCTTTTTCTCCATTTCTGCCAGCTTGGCTTCGGCTTGCTCTCTATTTGCAAGTCTTTCCGCAATCTCTTCCAGGGCTTTGTATCTTCCATCTTTCGCAAGCTGGGTGATGGTAATTCCCTCATCATCTGGTAAATCTGCTGGATGAAATAAAACTTCTCCATTCTCTGTCACATATGTTAATCTCTCCATGCTATTCCTCGCTTTCTGCCTTAAGCCACTGTTCCACCTCTGTAACAGAACACATTGCTACGCCGCCCTCAATGGTCTTTACGCTACCCTGCTCATATGTTTCGATTGAGCAAAGGAAATCTAAAAGCTCTTCATCCGTCATGCTCCGGATCCGGTCTGCATTGGTCTGTTTATTTGTCACTATGCATCCATCAGGATGTATTCCATCTTTCATATCATTCCTCACTTTCTCTGTATGACTCTGGTAGCGGCATCCAAGCAATAACGTCCAGAATATTCATTCCATCCGTGAAATTAATTCCATTCCAAAATGCTCTAAATGGGTATACCTTGTCTTGCTCACTACTTCCGTATTTTGTTGTTACCAAATACACTTCAAGACATTTTCCCTCAAATAACGGATTTTCTTCCGGTTCTTCTGGAATCTGCTCACTGCATGGAATCCATCCGCTTTCCTGCTCCAAAATTCTGTTGATCTCTTCCTCCGAAACCACTTTTGTTAGAGGAGAATACCCACAGGCTTCTGTTGCTACCTCAGATATCCGGTTTTTAATCCTGCTTATTTTCATTCTGATCCTCACTTTCCGGCAACATAGCATATTTATAGCTACTCATTTTACCGTCGTATGTGCTCCATGACGTTTTTCCGTAATCCCATGTATAAACCGTTTCATCTTCATATTTTGCAAAATGTTCTTTGCTCCACGCAAAAAGTTCAGAATCTCTGACCAAAATCGGTGTATCGACTGGAACTTCGCTCCAATCAACATACTGGCTGTTCGCCCATTCTTTTGCTTTTTCTCTGCAACGACCAGCATTTCTAATGTCATTATCGCAAAAATCGCATTTATTGCAGACTCCCCTGCATTTTTCCAGTTTCCCATTAATTAACGCAATATTGCATCCATCACACGCAATATTTAAAATCTCTTCCGCATATTTTTCTCTATTCAGCATCCTTCTTCTCCTTCCCATACCGCAACTGATACGGTACTTCCTTAAAATCTCTCAATGCATCCGGGTTTGGATGCTTTGGTATTCTCGTCTGACGGTTTTCCATCTCTGCTATGATTCTGCGTCTCTCTTTGCTTTCTCCGTGCAATTTATACCTCCGTCATTTCCCAAGACTGTTTACAAGCTGTTCTGACCTCGTATAGGCCTTATCCAACAGTTCTAAATATTCGCCAAGGGAAATCTGTGCCTTTTCAGATAACTCCCTCGATAACGCTCTAACAAAGCCTTGACGCACTGTTTCATGTTTCCAAAATATCCGATTGTTCGAACACTCTCTTTTTCGTTGCCGTCCTTATCCTGTCCGGCGTATCTCTACCTCAGGGTGTAATTCAGAGAATCAATCTCCACAAAATATCCATCCTGCAGTTCCACAGCTAACTTGTCCATCAACCATTCCTCCTATATTTCATACGTCTTTCCGATAAACCGCTTATCAATGTACTTACATTCCCATTCCAGTACACTTGCGATCCCCGTCATGGTTTCATATCCGGTAGCAAGGCAGTTAATCAAATATCTGATTCTCTCATAAACCTGTCTGATCTGATTTCCCGAAAATTTAAACTGTGTTTTAAGGCAGACACCCAACATAGCAAAATAATTAAATACCTGTGCCAGCAAAAACTTATTTGCCTGTATCATGCAGTTCGGTGCAATCTTTCTCTCTACCAGATAAAAACTCTCACGATACGGAATCTTATTTGTTTCCTTTCGCACGTCAATCTTGCATTTATCTTTCAGATAAAAACCAAGTTCCTCGCCTGTCGTTCCATCCTTTGCATTCTCCACATATGCATCAATGGTCTGCTCAACCTTTATGATTCTTTTGTGTCCGAATCCGAACTTATCATGCAGTGCCTGATATGCCATCATACGGACGTTATAATAGGATTCCTCTATTAGATAATCCGCATTGCTTTGTGCCTTGGCGTGTCTCTGTATTCCGATCAGTTCACTCTTGGAATATCCAAGTGGCTGCATCCGCTTTTTCTTTCTTGCCAGTGCATTACTCATTTGCTCTTCCATCTCCTCTCTACATCCTCAAAATGGCTAAATACAAGACTTTGAACATATTTTGATATATTTGTCCGTGCATATTTTTTAATTAGCATTTCCCCTGCTTCCATCATTCCTTGAAACCACTCATCTTCGTTATCAGCTTCATAAAACTGCTGCCGGAATTTATAATAGTCATTAAAAAACTGCCACTCTTCGGAACCTTTTTCAAATTTCTTACTTGCCATAATCATTCACCTTTTAATCAAATGGTGTGCTGCCACATACTTCTCGGAAACCGTCTTTCTGTCGCATCCGTGCTTGAATCTGTTCAATGGTTTCGGTTCGCTCGATGAATCTCATGTGATCGCCATCAAATTGGAGAACTTCTTTTAAATGCGTTCCCTGCCTTTGCTTTTCAATTTTCCATCCCTTATATTGACCATCCTCATCAAGATTCCATAACAAGATAATGTTTGATGCATCCTGCTCAACGTCTCCGGATTCTCTCAATTCTGCCATGGTTGGCTCTTTTGTTTCTCTCATCTCCGATATTCGATTAAGCTGAGACAGTACGATAATTGGCACATGCAGTTCCATAGCCAAGGCTTTGATAGCTTTTGAAATATCTCCGACCTCGGATGCACGGTTACCGAATCTTCGATCAGCCTTGATTAACTGCAAGTAGTCAATCACGATCACATCATATCTTTGGTGCCTGCATTCTGCCCGGATTTCACTTACCGACTTCGCGCCGGTTGAAATAGTGATGCTATACCCGGAAAGTGTTTCATTCGCCTTGTCGAATGCTTCTTTCTCCCCACCAAGAAAAGCCTTTGCCCGGCGAACCCTTGTCAGACCGATTTCAGACATTCGAGAAACGAAACGCTCATACACCTGTGATTCGTTCATTTCAAGGTTATAGTAGCCAATGTTATAATCCTTTTCTGCCATCTGCCCGATCATTTGCGTAACGATTGCAGACTTTCCAACACCCGGTCTCGCACCAATTACAGTAACGTCTCCGCATTCCAAGCCACCAAGGCAATCATCCGTTCGATAAAATCCAGTTTTTATCAATCCCTCGCCTACATGCTCATTGAAATAATTCCCTCTATTTTCTGCAACAATCTGCTTCATAGTTTTTGAGTGAACGGTTTTGTTTTCTTGGATTTCTTCGAGTTTCGTGAGAACTTCAGCTATAGAATTGTCAATATCACACGGTCTAAGGCTCACTCTCTGGAAAAGGCTTTTCGTTTCCCTTGCCCGCCAATCCTTAATGACTGCATCCGCATAGTTTTTCATTGCTGTCGATAACGGAGTTGCGGCAATACATTCCTTAAGCTCCTCGGCAATCATTTCCGGCTCCCATTTGTGGTTTTCAAGTGACTGAGACAGCGAAACGATATTGATGTTTTCACCCCGGTCATACATGGCAAGCATTTCTGCAAATGCATCTTGGCAAAATTCCGTACTAAACATTTCCGGCTTCAATTTGTTGTAAACCTTAAACATGGAATCATTGTCGATCAGTACGCAACCGATCACTCCCTGTTCTGCTTCCGTCAACTGCTCTCACCTCGCTTTCGTTTCTCAACTTGACGAATCCAGTAATCGCAATCCTCTTTCAGCCAGTCTCCGTATTTTGGTATGTAGCGATAATTCGTATCATCTGGATTCTTCTCTATATAGTCAGTAACATATGCCACTGTAGCCTCATATATCAGCTTTGCAACGGCTTTCCTGTTCGGCTCGATAACTTCTAAAAGCTTGTCCATCCATGCTACCTTGGCAGACGTTAACGACGTTTTCTTTGGATATGCATTGATCGTGTATTCCCATCCCCATTCCGCGTCAAAGTCCAAATCAGATGCAGGCACGCTTTCTTTTGTATTTTCTTTCTCTATCTCTATATCTGTATCTATATCTTTCTCTATATCTATCTCTACATTGCAATTTTGTTGCAAAATGTTGCACTCCGTTGCTCCACTGTTGCATTGCAAAGCTTTTTGTGCATTTTCCCTAGATTTACGACTTCTACGAGTGCTTGCCGTCTCACTTCCTAGGTTATCTTGCACAAATGGCAACTTGTACTCAATGGAATCTGATGTTTCAAGCAATCCGCAGGAAAGAAGATACTGAATCGTTACCTGAACATTAATTTCGTCCTCGTCAATATCCAAAGCAATCTCTTTGTAAAATTCATCTTCCAAGCCGGAATACTCTAAGTAGCCGCCCTTTTTCAACGACAACAACTGCATCTTAAGGTATATGATCGTGTATGTATCGCCGCCTGCCATCTTTCGGAGTTTTTTGATTCGTTTGCTATCAAAGAAATCATCCATCAGTTTAAGCCAGTAATACCGCTTATTCTCCGCCATTTTCACTACCTCCAAGCAATTCAATAACCTTTGCCCCAGCATCTTCCGGGCGACAAAATACGAACTCAACGCCATAC